AGCATCCTTTGCACGGCAAGATGCTGTATCAGCCCTACGAGTTCCAGGATAGACTGATAGAGACATATCACAATTATAGATTCTCTATCTCCATGATGCCTAGGCAAACGGGCAAATCAACCTCGGCTGCTGGTTATCTTTTATGGTATGCCATGTTCGTTCCGGATTCCACAATCCTCGTGGCCGCGCACAAGTATCTGGGTGCGCAAGAGATCATGCAACGTGTACGATATGCTTACGAGGCCTGTCCTGACCATATCCGTGCAGGTGTTACTAGTTACAACAAAGGCAGTTTAGAGTTTGACAACGGTAGTCGTATCGTGGCACAGACTACTACTGAAAATACTGGTCGTGGTATCACACTGCTCTACTGTGACGAGTTTGCATTCGTGCGACCCACAATCGCCAAAGAGTTCTGGACTTCGATCACACCTACACTGAGTACTGGTGGTAAAGCGATCATCACATCAACACCAAACTCAGACGAAGATCAGTTTGCGTTGATCTGGAAGATGGCCAACAAACTTGAAGACGAGTACGGTAACGAAACGTCTATTGGGCAGAATGGTTTTAAAGCATTCCGTGCTTTTTGGAGAGAACATCCAGATCGTGATGATGCCTGGGCTAAACAACAACGAGCCATACTGGGAGAAGAACGCTTCCGGAGAGAGATGGACTGTGAGTTTATCATCGATGATGAAACACTGATATCACCGACCAAGTTGATCGACCTTAGATCCAGTGATGTGCTCTATAAAACTGGGCAAGTACGCTGGTTCCGCCGACCAGAAAAAGATAGATATTATGTTGTGGCTCTAGACCCTAGTCTGGGTACAGGTGGAGACCCAGCCGCCATACAGGTATTTGATGCCAACACCACAGAGCAGGTGGCCGAGTGGCGCCACAACAGAACTACCATACCCGAGCAGGTACGTATCCTGGCAGACATCTGCCGACACATCAATGATGCAGTTAAAGATGCCAAGAGCATTTACTACAGCATAGAAAATAATACCATTGGTGAAGCCGCGCTGATATCCATAGCAGAATACGGAGAAGAAAACATACAAGGTTATTTCCTCAGCGAGTCGGGCACTAGTTCAGGGCGCAGATATCGCAAGGGTTTCAATACCACAAACAAGCCCAAACTCGCGGCCTGTGCCAAACTGAAAAATCTCATAGAAACTGATAGGATGAAAATACATTCCGCTGGCCTGGTGTCAGAGCTCAAGAGTTTTATTGCCCATGGAGTAAGCTATGCCGCAAAAGTAGGCGAAACCGACGATTTGGTAATGGCAACTGTGCTGGCTGTGCGCATGATGCAACTGCTACAAAACTATCATACCGAGCTCGATACACAACTGCGTGATCACAGCGACACGATCATAGAACCCATGCCTTTCATAGCGGCCTTCTAATAAATACAATACTATGAGTCAATCCAACACAGCCGCACAACAACTATATGATCTTCTTGTTTCCAGAGATTTTGAGCCCGAAGCTCTAGATTCTATGGGCAAGCCTGCTGACGATCCTGCTGACGCAGAAATAATCAGCTTTGATTATCGCACAGATCAGCAGGACTATGGTGCTGTGGTTATGGTGTTAGATGGCGAAAGTAACTTAGATATCTATTTTGGTGACAACATGGGCAAGGCCATGGAAGGTGACGATCGCAAGGACTGGTACGACTTTTTGTACCTTGTGCGCATGTTTGCCAAACGCAACTTATTGACATTTAGTTTAAAAAATCTATCTCGCCTCAAGTACAATATGAAGACCATGGCCGCTGTGAAAGAGAGTATCTTTGAAAGCTACTACGGCACACGCAAAGTCAGCTACAGCGATCAACCTCAAAAAACTCGTTTACGTATCAAACACAGCAGAGATCTTGAAGAAGGCGATGCTAGATATCGCAACATTGACAGTATCTATGTTGAAACTGACGAAGGCGAGAGGTTTAAAGTACCTAGTCGTAGCCTCATGCATGGCCGCATGCTGGCACGCCATGTGGCCGAAGGTGGAAATCCCTATGATGCGTTTGGCCAGCATATCAACGAAGTGGTTGAAGAAATGCGCACTCTAGCAAACTTTGTCAGAGCATCTCGTCACAAGAACTATGATGGTGGTGCGGCACACATGGTCGAAGCCGCTGTACGTCACTACACAGATCTCAAGGCCAAAGCCAAACGATTGATCAGTCGTAGAGGGTATCATGAAGAAAAAACTGCATTTGATCCAGCGCAGATCACCACTGTTGATGAAGCAGTAGAAACCATACGTGAATTATTTGTACAACAAAGTCTAGATCCAAGAATAGAACAGGCTCTACCTGTGTTGGCCAAACTACAGGAAGCACCTCTCAGAGAAGCAGACATCTTCGAAACCTGGGCCAGCCGTGTGATGGAAGGTACCTGGGCGTTGCCAGATACCCCTGAATCTGCAAAGAAAGTACAAGACCTAATGAGCAAGCCATTGGTAGTAGGTCCTGACGCCACCAATGCCACCGAACAACTGTATGATTTGATAGGCGATGATCATTTATTTGACATACTCAAAGACATTGCAGACAAGAATCCCGACGCTAATGCTTGGGATGATTCACGAGTGATGGAACGTTTAACAGCACTAGGGATACCAGCAGATCAACAGATGGCCGCCACAGACCGTGCATTGGATTCTCAACAACAACAACCAACAAATGAAACTCAATGCAATATGACCGCGGAAGGTACTGAGTGCCCTGTACATGGTATGAACGAGTGCGGTATGTATGAATCAATCAAGCTAGGCAGACTACAATCACTCGCGGCAATACGATGAGCGAGTATCGCATCACTCCACAACTCTGGCAGTTACATCCATATTTTACCCAAGAACGATTCCGTGAAATCAAAGAACTTTATCGTAAATCACGTGTGCCTTTTTCCATGCAGTACGATGATAGATTGCTCACACCATGGAGTGACAGTCCAGAGCTACAGGACATTGTGCGCCAAGAACAACAAAGAATCAGTTCGATTATTGGACAAAAAATCTCTCCACAAGTGGCCTATGTCAGTATAGATCTTCCTGGCAGCTCAATCATGATGCATAGACTACATCCTGATATCTATGTACAAGTGCAAGTCGTCATGGCCGAAAGCAACGATGCAAGAATGAGTTTTGCTTTTTGTCACGATCGAGAAGTCAATGAAACTTCAGAAATAGACTATCAACCAAAGCGCAAGCTGACAAGACATGATGTAGATATTGTACATTATGAGCCAAACATGGCTTCAATATATGTTAACGACCCAAGGGGGTTCAATGGCATGATCGACCGAGTCCCTAACAACTCAATACGCGAAGTCTTGGTATTGAGTTATACTCGAGAATACTGAAACATTACACTGGTTCTGGTGTCCCAGCTACCAATGACCTGATGCGGTTTAAGATCTGAGTTCAGGTTAATATACCCATTGTTTGGCCAGAATTTAATCTGTGCTGGTGGATCTACATGCAAGAACTTTGCGCCTTGTGCCATTAGTGCCTCTCCATGGATTGTATCTAAATAGTTGACAATCTTTGCGGTGGTCGGCATATGAGGTTCTGATCTAATCTCATTTCTTAAAGAAGAGTTTAGGTAAACTTGATATGAAACAAAAATTTCTTTTGCATCAGCGTGTGTTTGACACCCGAATGTAGGCAGATCTATCCAATATTTGGCAGTCATGAATGATACCCGATGCCCTACTATGGTAGAAATCGCCTCTGACATGGCACCGCCTATTTCGTTAATCAACAAGTAGTCTTTGCTGGAATAAACAAGTTCTAGTCTTTTTTTGAGTCCAACACAGGAAAATAAATTTCCTTCGGCGTCAATCATGTTTCTTAATTTTTGGTAAGTTTCTGATCCAAAGCATTGATCAACTTCCCAAAGGTTAGGAGCAACTGAGCTGACTAAACTAGTTTCATCATAAATCTTGACTTGTTGTGCAGATGTGTTATACTGTGTCATATGCTGATATTTAAACATATAGGACAGACAACAAAAGAAAATAACTCTTTTGACGTTGACAGTATAAATATCTATGCTACACTCAGTTGGGTGTATGCAAGGCATATATAGGCACATAAATTTCTTGAAAGGACAATTTCTATTATGGCATCATTAGCAGAAATCCGCGCTCGACTACAAGCCGCAGAGTCGAACAAAGGCGGTAATCAACAATCAGGCGGCGACAACGCAATCTACCCCCACTGGAATATCGATGAAGGACAAAGCGCAACGCTTCGTTTCCTTCCTGACGGCGACTCAAAGAACACTTTCTTCTGGGTTGAACGTGCGATGATCAAACTACCGTTTAACGGCATCAAAGGGGAAATGGAATCCAAGCAGGTTCAAGTACAAGTTCCTTGTGTGGAAATGTGGGGAGAGGCTTGCCCAATCCTGGCAGAAGTACGCACATGGTTCAAAGACAAAGCTCTTGAAGACATGGGCCGTAAGTATTGGAAAAAGCGCAGTTACATCATGCAAGGTTTCGTTCGTGAGAACCCACTTGCTGATGACAAGAATCCTGAAAATCCGATCCGCCGATTCATCATTGGTCCTCAGATTTTCCAAACAATCAAATCAGCACTCATGGATCCAGAACTGGAAGAGTTGCCAACTGATTTGATGCGTGGTCTGGACTTCCGTATCACCAAGACATCCAAGGGTGGTTACGCAGACTACAGTACCAGTAAATGGGCTCGTAAGGAAAGCGCATTGACCGAAGTAGAACAGGCCGCTATCGAAACTCACGGTTTGTTTACTCTGTCCGACTTCCTTCCTAAGAAACCATCAGAGGCTGAACTCAAAGTCATGAAAGAAATGTTTGAGGCTTCGGTTGATGGCAAACCTTACGATCCCGACCGTTGGGGTGCGTACTTCCGCCCTGCTGGTGTAGCGGCTCCGCAAGGTTCTTCCACAGGCTCTGAAACTGTAGCAGAACAAGCCGCACCGGTGGACAAGGCCGCACCTGTTTCTTCTAGTGCGTTTGATGAGGACGATGCACCTGCCGCCACAGCACCGGTGCAGAAGCCAGCCGCTTCGGGCCAAAAAGCCGAAGACATTCTGGCAATGATCCGCGCTCGACAAAACAAGCAGTAATATATACGAGCGTTTAACACAAGGGCATGGCGCCCTTGTGTTTCTTCTCAAACTATAGGTGAAATATGGGTAAACCATTTGATGTATCAAAATTCCGTAAGGAAATCACAAAATCAATCGACGGTCTTTCGATAGGCTTTAACGATCCAACCGATTGGATCTCTACAGGTAACTATGCTTTAAACTATCTCATCAGCGGAGATTTTAATCGCGGTATTCCACTGGGCAAGGTCACTGTGTTTGCCGGCGAGTCAGGTGCAGGTAAATCGTACATCTGCTCAGGCAACATTATCAAGAATGCACAAGAACAAGGCATCTTTGTTGTGCTGATTGATAGTGAAAACGCACTGGACGAAGATTGGCTCAAAGCACTTGGTGTGGACACAGACGAAAGCAAACTGCTCAAGCTGAGCATGGCCATGATTGACGATGTTGCCAAAACTATTTCCACATTTATGAGTGACTACAAAGCCTTGGCCGAAGGCGAGCGTCCCAAAGTCATGTTTGTGATCGACTCGCTAGGTATGTTACTCACACCCACTGATGTGAATCAGTTTGATGCCGGCGAAATGAAAGGTGACTTGGGTCGTAAACCCAAAGCACTCACAGCTTTGGTGCGTAACTGTGTCAACATGTTTGGTAGTTACAATGTGGGTCTGGTATGTACCAATCATACCTATGCGTCACAAGACATGTTTGATCCTGATGATAAAATCTCAGGCGGTCAGGGCTTTATCTATGCGTCGTCTATCGTTGTAGCCATGAAGAAACTCAAGCTCAAAGAAGATGAAGATGGCAACAAGGTCACAGACGTCATGGGTATTCGTTCAGCATGCAAGGTCATGAAAACACGCTATGCCAAACCCTTTGAAGGTGTGCAAGTCAAGATTCCTTATGAAACAGGCATGAATCCCTACAGCGGTTTAACTGACTTGGCCGAGAAAAAAGGACTGCTCAAGAAGGATGGTAACAGGCTTATGTTTGTGACCAGCCAAGGAGAGATTATCAAATACTTCCGCAAAGGTTGGGAATCCAATGAAGACGGTTGTCTGGACAAAGTCATGGCTGATTTTAAAAATCAAAAGACCGAGGTAAGTACAGCTGAATCAGATACGGAGGAATAACCTGATGTCAGTTGAACTAGCAAGCGAAATTTGGACCGAAGTAAAACGATATATCAACTCAGTTGATCGCAGTGAAGCCGCAGAAACAGTGGTCGGTATTCTCATCGACAACGATGTAGATGCCGAAGATATTAAAACTATTTTCAAAGGTGACGGAGACATCAAACGTGCTCTAGCTGACTACCTCAAGGAAGAAGAAGAACTTGAGGAGGAGGAAGAAGATGACTACGACGATGACTATTGATGTCAAACTATTATTGCAATCAAAAGTTTTGGTGGCTGTCAGTTGATTTAGAAAAGTTTAATACTTTTAGTTGTTGTGCGGCAACACCACAACGTATAGATCTGTCCTGGCTTCGACAACATCCAGGGCAGATTTTCAACACTCCTGAGTTACAGAAAGAACGACAAATGATGCTGGACAACGTTCCAGTTTCAACTTGCAGTGCATCTTGTTGGATTCCTGAGTCACAAGGAATGTTTAGTAGACGTTTGACAACCAACGGGCAAACCCAAACACACACAAACACAGTGGCATCACCAGAAACAGTGAATGTCATAGTGGGCACTGATTGCAATATGACCTGTGTGTACTGTTGCAAGTTTTACAGCACTGCCTGGAGCAGAGATGTTGCTCAAGCTACCTATCCAGTAGAAAGAACCGACGATAGATTTGTCATCAATGATAAAGATCGTGTATTACAGTTCATAAGTCAAAAAGAGATTGCATCATCTGCTACACGTCAGCTCATGCTCAAAGAACTGGTCGAGTTATGCCAATCACCCACACTCAAAGAAGTAATGATCACAGGCGGAGAACCATTTCTCTATCTTGATTTGCACCGATTGGTTGAGTCCATACCGGCACATGTCAAAGTAAAGATTTGGTCAGGTCTCGGAGTTGACGAACGACGGTTTGGTCGCGAAGTTGAAAGACTATCAGACAATGTCACAGTAGTAATCAGTGCCGAGAACACAGGTGCTGCCTACGAGTTTACAAGATACGGTAATACTTGGCAACGTTTCAACAATAATATTGATCAGTTAAAACAACAGGGCATAAGTTATGAGTTCAACGCCACTGTTACCAATCTAACCTTGCCCGGTTTATTAGAGTTTATTCGCTGGGCCGACAGTGTACCTATTAACTTTCAACCCTGTACCGATCCAGATTACCTATCAATCAGTGTGCTAGATCAAGAAACCAAAAGCATGATTAAAAAAGATCTAGCACTACTGCCTGAGTTTGTGTCTGGTGCATTAGAGGTTGAACCCACCGACAAACAAGTGTATAATCTTAAAGCATATATCAAAGAATTTGCACAACGAAGATCGTTGAGTTTATCTGTGTTTCCATCTTCGTTATCCAGCTGGCTTGAACAATGAACAAATACTTTCCTATCAAAACAGAAACAGCATGTCAGCTTAAATGGACTTGGAGTACCATACATCTCTACACGGGCGAAACCAACAGTTGTCATCGTGTAAACGAGACAAAGATTGACCCTGAACATTTTGAACGTTTCCACAACACAGAAAAAAAACTCAATGATCGTCAACTCATGCTCAACGGCCAATGGCCACAAGGCGGCTGTGAATACTGTGCCAACATTGAACGTGCTGGCGGTAAAAGTGACAGACAGTTTCAGATTGAGATTCCTAATCTAGTTCCACCAGAGTTAGACATCAACCCTACTGCGGTCGAAGTCACTCCTCGTATTGTTGAGGTATATTTAGACAATGTGTGCAACATGAGTTGTATCTACTGTGAAGACAAGTTCAGCAGTCGGATACAGCAAGAAAATCTACGCCACAGCGATTTCAAATACAACACACTGGAGATTAAAAATACTTCAATCAAAACCTCTGAGTTTGACGTGCTGTCGTTGAAGTTTTGGCAATGGATGGAAGATAACTATTCAACTCTGCGCAGACTACATGTGCTAGGCGGCGAACCTTTCTTTCAAAGTCAGTTTGAAACGTGTTTGTTGTTTCTTGAACAACACAGCAATCCTGAGTTAGAGTTTAATGTTGTTTCTAACTTAAA